GCTTGCCCGGCTGACCAAGGAAGAGGCGGATCGCGCTGAACTGGAGCGCCTGCGTGCCGCTGAAGCTGAGCGTGAAGCTGCTGATGCAGCGAAGCGAGAAGAGGCGGATCGCGCGGAAGGAAAGCGTCGCCACGCTCGGGATGTCATCGCTCATATCGAGCAGTGCGGCCTCGGGATGATCGGCGGCAAAACCTACCCATACGTCATTCTCATGCGCGAGCTGGAAGAGAAGATCGAAATGGGGGAGGCCGCGAAGCAGGCCTATGGGGACATGGCTCAAGATGTTGAGCGTGTCCGGTTCTCCACACTGGAGCGGCTTAAGGAAGCGGCCAAAGCCCAAGCTGAGCGTGCCGAGCGTGAAGCAGCCGAGGAAGCGAGGCGGCAGGCGCTCGAAGAATCCGAACGCGAGAAGCAGGCGGAAATCGACAAGGCAAACCGCCGTGCCGAGGAAGCCGAGCGCGCCGCACAGGCCGAACGCGACCGGATCGCCAAGGAAGAGGCTGACCGGCAGGCAGAAGCTAATCGCATCGCCGCCGAGCAGGCGCGCCGCGAGGCTGACCAAGCGCACCGCACCAGCGTCAAGACCGCCGCCAAGCAGGCACTCATGACCTGCGGCGCCGACGAGGAAACCGCCCGCAAGATCGTGGTCGCCATCCTTGCCGGCGAAGTCCCCAACGTCACGCTGAGGTTCTGACCATGACGGACAATCCCTTTGCCCTCGATTATGTCGAGCCGCGCCAGGACGACATATTCGACGCTTTCGACCGTGAGCGCGTGGAGCAGATCAAGCCGGAGCCGAAGGTGGAACCGAAAGGTGGCGCCACCGGCAAGGGCAAGGTCATCCACGACCACATGGAACAGGGCAGCATGGAATGGCTGCAAGCCCGCTGCGGCCTGATCACCGCCAGCGAAATGAAGCTGATCATCAACGCGCCGCCCAAGGAAGAAACGCGGGTCAAGAAGAACGGTGAACCCTACAAGCAGCGCGAATGGAATGTTGTCGCTGATGACGATGCTTGCCGGAAGCATATCTACGAACTGGCAGCCCAGCGGATCACCAATTTCGTGGAACCGCTGTTCCAGACCTTCGACATGATCCGCGGTCAGAACGACGAAGCGGAAGCGCGGGCGCGCTATGCTGAGCAGTTCGGCCCCGTCCAGGAAGTCGGTTTCATCACCAACGACAAATGGGGCTTCACGCTGGGCTATTCGCCTGACGGCATCCCTGTCGGCACGCGCGGCGCGATCGAGTGCAAGAGCCGCAAGCAGAAGTATCAGGTGCAGACGGTGGTGGAGCATGCCCTGACCGGCGCGATCCCGTCTGAGTTCATCATGCAGCACCAGACCGGCCTGATGGTCGGCGAACTCGACTGGATCGACTTCATCAGCTTCTCCGACAAGCTGCCGATGGCCGTGATCCGGGTCTACCCCGACCACATCATTCAGGCGGCGATCGAAGAGGCCGCCGCCGCCGCAGAGGCGAAAATCGCCAAGATCATCGAAATCTATCAGGAGCAGACACAATGACCATCAGGTTCATTCCCGTCCACGAAATCACCGAGCCGCGCACCATCGCCCTTGGCCTGTCCGGCGGCAGCGGCACGGGCAAGACCTTCACCGCCCTGCGCGTCGCGCGCGGCATTGCCGAAAGCATGACCGGCAAGAAGGGCGCCCCGATCGGCTATGTCGACACCGAGAACAAGCGCGCGCTTCACTACAAGGAAGCGTTTCCGGAAATGATGCACTTCGACTTCACCGCCATCAACGATGACGGCGAACTGGTCGGCTTCGGGGTGGACCGCTGGATCGAGGTGATCGACGCGGCAGAGGCGGCGAAGCTGCCGGTGGTCATTCTGGACAGCTTCTCCCATGCCTGGGAAGGCATCGGCGGCGTGCTGGATGAGCAGGCGCTGGCGCTGGACCGGCTTGTCGAGCAGGCGCAGAAGCGCGCCAACGGCCGCTACGAGATCGACCCGTCGAAGTTCGGGCAACTGGCCTGGGCCGAGGTGAAACCGAAGTATCGCCGGCTGATCGATCGCATCGTTCGCGCCAAGACCAACATCATCATCTGCACCCGCGCCAAGCCGGTCATGCAGAAGGGGTTCGGCGACAAGGCGGAGAACGCGCGCGCCACCAAGACCCGGCGCAAGGATGTGCCGTGGGATCCGGCGAGCGACGGCGACCTGATGTTCGAAATGACCGCGATGATCATTCTCGATCCCGTCGCTCCCGGTTGCCCGGTCCACCAGATCAAGGTGTCCGACCAGTTCAAGAACCTGTTCGACCCGCGCCGCCCGATGGGCGAAATGACCGGCGCCGCTATGGCAGAATGGGCAAAGGGCGAGGGTGAGGCGCAGCGTCAGAAGGAAATGATGGACTTCGCCCGCGAGAAGGCGCGCGCCGGCTCGGATGCCTTCAAGGCCTGGTGGGCGACGGACGAGGGCAAGGCCGCCCGACCGATGCTGCGCCCGATCATGGACGAAATTCAGCAGATCGCGGCTGACGCCGACAAGGCGGCGGCTCAGTCGGACGATGACCCGTTCGCGAACGAAGGCCCGGCGGACGAGCAGCGCGGCGAGGCCTTCAATGGCACCGATGAGGACGAGATCGCCAAGCGCGTCCGTGATGAAACCAATGCGATGGCGGCGGCAGCGTAATGGCCTCCCTGAACAAGGTCTGCCTGATCGGCAATCTGGGCGCCGACCCGGAAACCAAGTCCTTCCAGAACGGAGGCAAGATCGCGAACCTGCGTCTTGCCACCTCCGAAAGCTGGAAGGACCGGCAGTCCGGCGAACGCAAGGAACGCACCGAATGGCATAGCGTCTCGGTGCAGTCCGAGGGGCTGGTCGGTGTGGTCGAACGGTTCCTGCGCAAAGGCAGCAAGGTCTACATCGAGGGCCAGCTTCGCACCCGCAAATGGCAGGATCAGAGTGGCAACGACCGATACACGACCGAGATCGTGTTGAACGGCCCGCGCGCTGTTCTGGTCATGCTCGACGGCGCCCAGGGCGGCGGCAATCGCCAGTCGGACGATGGCTGGGGCGGCGGCGCAGGCTCGCATGGCAGCGGTGACTATCGCCGTTCCGAGCAGGAGCGCGGCGGCTTTGGCGGCCAGTCCAGCGGCAGCTTCGATGATGATCTTGACGATGAAGTCCCGTTTTAACGCCGCGCGCGCGGCCTAGAGGAGAACAAGCATGTTCGTCTGGAAGAAGAAATACGATGCGGTCACCCGCGAAATGGGCCGCCAGATTGTCGAGCGCGATGACACGCTGATGCTCCGCGAGGCAACGATCGGCCGGTTGCAGCGGACCAGCGAAGACATGCTGGCGCGCAATCTGGAGTTGCAGGCGCGCGTGATTGCTAGCGACGCCAAGCTGGAAGCGGCGATGGCTAGCCTTGCCCAGATTGCCGCACAGGAAACTGCCACCGCGAACGCGACCGTCAAGCGGATGGCCCGCCTTGCCCGCGAAGGCATCGGCGCCCGCAACGAGCGCGTCCAGCAGGCCGCCGCCTAACCATTCACCAAGGAGGCCGGGCGGTCCTAACAAGCCGCCCGGTAAGGATCATGCAGAACGTCCGCAAACCCCCCGCGCCCAAGCCCTTCCAGCCTACGCCCAAGCGCCCCGGCCAGTGGGTCCTCAAGGGTGGGGAGTTCGTCAAGGTGGAGGTGGGACAGTCATGAAGCGCGCCTATTTTACCACCTGCGCCGAGTGTGGCGGCCCGCATCCCAACGAGAAGGGCGTCTGTTCGCACTGCGAGGTTGAGCATGGCTATGCCAACGACAACCGCCCCCGGACCATCTTCTCCGATGATGTCGATCCGGCTGCGAGGGAGGAAAATCATGTCCAGAACTGATACGATCGCCAAGGCGCTTTCCCTGCTCGACACATTCGCCGGCGACGGGATCGGCCACACCTATGGCAACGGCACCACGATCCACGCCGATCAAGTCTGCTACGAACTAGCAGAAGAATTCGGCATGGAATGCGAGCCGGGCTGGTGGCGGAAGGTGGCGGAGCAATTGAACCCGGCGCCTCGCGATGCAGCCAAGACCGGCGATGCTGACGCCATGCTGGCCCATCCGAGCCGGGGGCCTCTGCACCGCGCGATCTACGATGTCCTTCGCGAACATCGCATGAGCAACATGGCCGATGAGGATGGCATGATTGGCTATCCGCTGGTGGACCTCATGTCCAACCAAGCGCCGGCCGATATCGGCACTGGCATGGTCCAGATGGTCGAGCTGGCCGACGAGATCGCCGAAGCCATCGAGAAGATGAAAGGCGCAGGCCATGACTGATCGCGATACCCTGCTGGCTTTGGCGGCGCGGTGCGAGGCGGCAAAGTTGCCACTGCCAGATCGGACGCTGAACCGAGCGATCGCCCGCGCGGTGGGATGGGGCTATCAAAGCCCGTCTGAGGCTCGACGCGCGAATCCGGCATGGTTCCACCCCGAGGACTGCCGCAACGGGAAGCCGGTTTTTGACAGTCTCCACGGGACCGATGTTTGGCGCGAGCCGCTGAATTACGTCGGATCGCTTGACGCGGCGATGACGCTGGTTCCATCGCCCGGCAAGTGGTCCGTTACCGCCGGGCATAAGGGCGATTGGCAAGCGTGCGTCTGGGTTGAAGGCGCGGGGTTCATGGACTGGCGATCGGCTGCATCACCAGCACTGGCCCTAACCGCCGCGGCCCTCCGCGCGCTCGGGCGGGAGGTGAAGCCGTGAGACGCTTTGACGCATGGATCGGCAAGACGCTTTTCCACCCGATCATCATCGCCGTCTGCCATCTGACCCGGCAGACACAATATGCGGTGCATCACGCCCTGTGGTTCTTCGCTGCCTGCCATACGACCTATTTCGCTCAGGGATCGTCCTGGGGATGGGTCGCCTTCCTCTGGTTATGGGTGTTGACCAGCTTTATCGTGGCCGCGTTCGCGCCCGATATGGAGGCGCGACCCAGCGGATTCATGCGAGGCGCGTTCTGGATTTGCTTCGTCATCGGGGTTGCGACCGATAGCGCCCGTGGTTCGATCGATGACGGCACCGTCCGCGCGCTCCTGATCCTGTTCGCCGAATATGCCGCGACCATCAAGACGCTGCCGCCGCGGAAGCGGAAGGAGCCCAAGGTTTCCGGCCAGATGAAGGGAGGCGTCGCATGAGCGAACAGAGCATGATCGAACGTGTGGCGCGGGCGATGCAGGCGGACGCCGGGGAACCTGCCGATGAACTGTATTGGGATACGCCAGGCACCGGCGCTGGCATCTGGAGATCCCTCGCCGCCGCAGCCATCAAGGCCATGCGTGAGCCGAGCTTCCCCATGGTCAAGGCCATGCTCAACACCAAGGACGACGGTGCCGGCAGTCTGCATGAGCGCAAGTGGAAGGCCGCCATCGACGCCGCTCTTGTGGGGGAGGGGTGAACTATGGGCTTCCAGCCACGCCATGGATATCCGTCAAAGGCGGCCATTGACCGCACCGTTACCTCCATGGTTGCGGCGGCGGAAAAGGCTGGCATTGACGTGGGTGCGATCGAAGTGTCTCCTGACGGTCGTATCAGGATCGTGGACACGCGCGCGGTAGCATCTGCACCGGCCAGCGAGTTTGACCGCTGGGAGAGCCAGCTTTGAGCATCCAGTTTATCAAGAAGGTGACTCCCAACAAGCCGATCCGCTGGTATGTCTATGCTTATCGGGGCGGCCCGCGCATCGCGACGATCGAAAGCCCCAAGAAGCCGAAGCTGAATCTTGAGCAGAAGCGCAAGGCACTGGAGGCGCAGGAGGCGCTTTCCAACCCGAGCAACAAGCGGCTGCGCGGCCTCATCTGGGAATGGCGCCGCAGTCTGGCATGGAGCGAGATGGCGCAGACGACACGCGATCTATGGAGCTTGGAACTCAACCGGATCGATGACAAGTGGGGCGATAAGCCGGTTGCCGTCTGGAACGATATCAGGATGAAGGCCAAGGTCGTCCAGTGGCGAGACAGCCGGGCCAATACCCCGCGCCAAGCCGATGTCGGTATCCAGGCGCTCAAGGCGCTGCTGAAATTTGGCATCCTCATGGGCCGGGTCCGCCTGAATGTGGCCGAAGATATCCCGCAGCTCTACAAGGGCGGCGGCCGAGACGAGATCATATGGACCGCCGATGATGTGGACAGGTTCACCAAGGCTGCGATCGAGGATGGCGCCGAGCATATCGTTGACGGCCTGCGCCTAGCGGCTGTCACTGGCTTGCGCCGCGCCGATCTGGTCAGCCTGACATGGAAGCAGGTCGGCGAATTTGCGATCGTGAAGACGGCTCTCAAGAAGAGCAGGGGCAAGCGCCGAAAGGTTGCGATTCCGCGCACCGTCGAGCTGGAAAAGGTTTTGGATGACCTGCGCAAGCGCCCCCGCAAGGATGGCGTCGACAATGTGCTGGTCAACAGCCGGGGCGTGGCGTGGAGTGGAATGGGCTACGGCACCAGCTTCAACCGTATCCGCAACATGGCAAAAATCGTTCACATTGAGGAGGATGAGAATGGAAAAGACGTAGAGCGCCCCAAGCACCTTCATGATGTCCGGGGCACATTCTGCACGCTGCTGCTCAGCGAGTGGGATTTGGCGGACAAGGAGGCGGCCGAGATTATGGGGTGGTCGCCGGAAAGAGTTTCGCGCATCCGCAAAGTTTATGTTGACGGAAGCAAGGTTGTAGTGGCAATCGGCCGCCGCATCTCGGAGAAGCAAGCTGCAAACTCGCTTGCAAACCGCTCCGATGATGCGTAGGCTAAATGCATAGCGATTGCTGGGGTTTAGCGGGTATAGCTCAATGGTAGAGCACTAGCCTTCCAAGCTTGTGATGCGGGTTCGATCCCCGCTACCCGCTCCAGTCCGTCTCAAGCTCCTGAAAATGAAAGAAAACCTGCTCAGAAGCGGGTCGCTTCGCGCGTTTGGGGCACAGAGGTGG